ACGTAGGACGGAGCCCGCTTAAGCATGGCGGCGATTTCCTTTGTCGTGAGGAGGTCAGTTTGCATCGGAGTTGGTCATGCGGAGGCGGTTGTGGAAAATTGCACCGGCAACTTGCATGACTTCGCAGTCGGCCAAGTGATTCGGCCATTTTGAAGATCGGGAAAGCCACGTCCACGTTGTTCGGCCGGTGGCGCTGGAAAGGCGGGCGACCTTTTGCTCGCAGTCAAGGTGCCTCCAGTATTCCGGCGAGGCTACGTTATCGGCGACCTCCCACCGGGTGGCCGTCTTGCCCTTGCGGAGGCGTTCGAGGATGTCCTTTGTCACGTCGGTGCCAAACTCCAAGAGCTTCAATTCAAGACGTCCCTGCCGGCCAGCGTTGTCGCCGACACGAGGGTCAATGCCTCGGAGGAAGAATGGATCTTCCACCCCGGTTTTCGGGTTGCGCCACCCTTTCCTCGGCATTCCCTTGGCGGGCATCCATCCGACCCACAGAGGCACCCGGCCGGTCCTCGGGAAGAATCGTCCCCACCGGAGGCACTCGGAGTAAACGCTGGGGGCATCATAGCCTGAGTCGATGATGACGTGGACGTCCTGCACCCCGTGCTGGCCCTGCTTTTCACGCACGTCGTGCCAAGTGTCGAGCGGCCCCGCGTCGATGGCCCGGGATGACCCGTCCTCGTTCCATGCCCTGACCACAAACCAGAAGTGCGGGCTGGAAGCCTGACAGTCTACGGTCAGAAACTTGATCGCCTTTTCGGGAACGCCTTCGGTCCCGGCGACAATCAATTCCTCGCGTTGTCGGGGCGCGGCTTGGTTTTCCCATGGTTCGCTTAAATTGCCGTTGATGAAGCCTTGAAGCCCGATGAGGGATTCCTGAGCCTCCAAAAACTGGACGGCTAGGTGACCCCATGTGCATTTTCGGTCCGGGCTGTAAAGGCTCGACAGATGGTAAGATCGGACCCCGGGCAACGATCCCTTGTTTTCGGGAATCCATTGGCCGTGTCGAAGGCTGGCAACCTTTTGCGAGTCGTTAATGGCCCCCTTGCAGAGTTGGCATTCGTAGCGGGCGGATCCGCGCACCTTGCCGAAGTCCCACTTTCCGTCTTCCAACTTGGCGCTTTCGTCCCACTTGACCTGCTTCCACTCCAGCCGGATCAACGCCTTGCAATTCGGGCAGGGAAGGTAATACCGGCGCTGGTCCCCACGAAGGAACCTTTGCCAGATTCGGCCCTCGGTGGTTGTCGGGGTCGAGGTCAGGAACAGCTTGGAGGATGAGAATGCCTTGAGTCTTTGCTCGGCTAGGTCAAGCGCGTCGGCTTCTCGGTCGGAGGCTTGGGCGAATTTGTCAACCTCGTCGGCCACCAGCACCCGGACGGGTCGTGAGGCGAGGTTGGCCGGTGAATTTGAACCCACAAAAGTCAGCGTCGAGCGGTCAAAATGCTGTTCGAGATGGGTGAGTTTGTCCTTGTCGCTCGGAAAATGCGCGACCATGGCCGGGCAGTCTTCGAGCATCGGCATCCATCGACTTTTTGAAAACGACCGAGCAAGGCCTTCGGTGGGCATCAACCACAGCGCCGGGCTTGGCTCGTTGTCGATCAACCACGCAAGGCCAGCCATCAGGGTCGTCGTCTTTGACGTCTGAGATCCCCAGCACAGCGTCATCTCGACGACCCCGGAGTCTTTCCAGCATTCAAGCGGTTCGCGAACGTAGGGGCGCACGCTGGTCGAGTACGGTCCCGGATGCTCCGTCTGCCTTGCGGTCAGTTTAAGATTGGCCTCGGCCCATTGGACCACAGTTTGCCGTGGGGTCGGGCGGTACAAGCCCCGGCGGAACTCCAGAATGTCGCGTTGTTGGTCGGTCAAATTCATGGCTTTTTGTGAGCTTCATCAATAATTTTTGGAATTGCGTTCTTCCAGCTTATTTTGTGATGCATTCGATTCATTCCCGGCGTTACTGTTGCAATACAATATGACGGGCCAATCATAACTGTATAAAATGTTTTTACATATGTTCCACTTGAAAGATACGCCTCCGACATTCCACCAGATGTTCCTTGGGTTTGTTTTTGCTGTAAATACGCATCTGGTATTGTGAAAAACAATCTTCCACGCGATCCAAGTGAAAGGTATGTATTTACATCCTCATTTAATCTACTAAAAAACCAAAACCTTCGTGAAGTTTTGCAGAAAAACGAGTTCATTGCTTTCCGCCGTTTAAATGGAAATGGAGGGCTTTTGCTCCATTTACAAACGGACTCAGCACCTCCAATTAAATCGCCGGTTTGCATAATACAAACCGAATCAACCCTATCGTCTACGTTTAATATCTGAACAATTGCTTTGAATATTAAGTCAAGATTGTAAATGTGCTTTCTAACAAAAGCTCCAAAACGGTCAAACGTATAACGAAAATCAACGTAATCATCGTCTAAGACAAGGAAGTAATCAAAGCCACGATTGGCAGCAAAATCGAAGCACGCATTTCGTGCATGAGTTGTTGTTCTGCGGTTTTGAAAATTATCACAGTTGTCGATCATCGACGCATATTTGAGTTTGTCGAAAACTAGCACCCTTTCATAGCCAAAGTTTTTTTGATACTGCTCGACTGTTTTGTCTTCGTTATCGCAAACAATAAACACTGGCCCTGTGTAACCGTGTTTTTTTAGAATCTTTAGTGTAATGACGTTTTCGGATCGCCCGTGGCTGATAATGAAAATGCAGAAACTGTCACTCATCGGACACCTCTTCGTTAGCCTCGCCTTCAAGTGAGTTTACAATCTCCTCTCTGAGTTTCGCGTAGCCCATTTGAAGCGCCTTTTCAAAGTCGATAATGATGAGAGCTGAGTTTTCCATTAACTCCTGAGTTTTTTTGTCAGCGTGGCAGTAAAACTCAGCAATCTTCTCGTAGTTAAACACAAAGTGCCGCGCTGCTGCCGTTTTTAAAAACTGCTCAATCTCCTTCGGTAGCTTGGCGCTTGCGATTTCGTGGATCAGCTTCTCAGCGTGTTGCGAGTCCACAAGCTCAGAGACTGACGGCTTCTCACCTTTGGGAGTGTAGATTGGAGCATCAATTTTGTGTGTGTAATTATCGCTGAGCCCATTTTCATGTCCTCCACTGTCCAAAATTTCTTGAAGTTCATCGTTTGAAAATCCTGTAAGAGACAAATTGAATCCGTCTTCTTTGAGGATGTCCAACTCTACCTTAAGCATCTCCTCGTCCCATCCGGCATTCATTGCCAGCTTATTGTCAGCGATAACGTAGGCGCGAACCTGACCGGGCGACAGGTGGCCAAGTCGAATGCACGGCACTGTCTCCATGCCGAGCTTGCGCGCAGCCATGACTCGGCCGTGGCCGGCGACAATAGTCCCGCGGGTGTCGATGAGAACCGGGTTGGTCCATCCAAACTCCACCATGGAGGCAGCAATTTGGGCGACCTGTTCGGCGGAATGCGTTCGGCTGTTGGTGGCGTAGGGAATTAGGTCATCGACCTTAATTTCTTCAATTGTTGGCTTGGTCTTCATTTCCATGGGTCGGTTTGCTGCAATGTGGCGAGTGCGACTTCCTGAACCCAGCGGTCCAGTTCCTTCTCTGCGTGCTCGGGGTCGTGCGGCGCGATCCGGCCGGCGAGTTGTTTGGGCATTGATCGCAACAATGTTGCGACCGCTCCGTCGTGTTCCTGCATGACCTTTCGGACCCAGTCACCGGAGACCAAAGTCCGTTCACGCTCGGCTAACGTTAGCACTTCTTCCCGGGCGGCGGTTAGGTTGCGGGCTGCGCTGTTGTGGATCTGAACCAGTCGGCCGGCGTCCGGTTGCCCTGCCTTAAGCGCCCGTACTGACAAGGCGTAGGCAGCTTTCTCGATACCTTTTTGCCGTTCGTAGGAGCCCGCTGGTGTGTCCGCGGAGATCAACGATGGGTCGGTGGGTGCTTGAGCCTCGGGCGGTCGGTACGGTCCCGGTTCAACGGATGATCCCGAAGCAGATTTCGGGATGATCCCCGGGCGCTTCTGAGCACCCATTCCCCGCCAAGAGTCCGCTGCTTCGGGCGAGGTCAACGGCATCCCGGCCTTCACAAGCTGGGAGACCCGGCCCTTGGTCAGACCGCTGTGGTTGACGTAATCGGTCTGAGTCATCGCAGCGTCTCGGGTAGGTTCTCGGGCTTTTCGTGCATGATGTCCCGGATGCCTACGGCAATGGTCCGCAGCACCGGGGCATTCGGCTTAGCGTTTGGAGAATGCTGGAGAGCGAATTGTTCCGGTGTCATGGCCTTAGCTCGAATGCGTGAAACTGCCCATTTAATGAGGTGGTGACCGATGTTGAGGGCAACATATTTGGCGGCGGTTGTCATGGGAGTTTACAGAGTTTAGGAAAGTTTACGCTCGGCGGCTCATCGGTCTGCTTTGGCCCCTGCGTGCAAGGTTTTTGCCGGGAGGGTTCCCATCCGGGGGGAGGTGCCTGCCCTTGGATGCCCCGCCGCGTGCGCTGCTGCCCCGCTGGCGCGTTTTGATTGCTGATTGGTCTCCTTACCCTTGCCAGTGCTTGTTGCGGCCTTCTGGGCAAGCCAGAGCGTCTTACCGTGGGCAATTATTGCCGGAACCTTGACGATTGAGGATTGGACGGCCCTTGCGATCTCGGCATGGGTCGATCCGTTGTCGCGCATGAGGTAAGCCCTGAGGCATGAGTAGCTCTCGATTGGCTTGGTGTAGGTCGCCCGGGTTGCCTGGAGCTTCGGGATGGGTCGGCCAGTGGCGTCGAACTGTGTGCCATGCGGGTAGGACATAAGGCCACGTCGTAGCCCATAGGCCACTAGGTCGTCGGCCTCGGCTAGGGCCTTGGCTGCGTCGGCAAACCCGGGCTTGATCTCACCGGGCTGAACCTTGTTGGTCAGATAGTATTTGTTTCTCATAGGTCAAAAGGGAACGTCGTCTTGTTGGTCAAAGTCTGGTTGAACCTTGGATTTGGCCTGAGCTTTAGGCGCTGCTGCATTGTCGCTGCCTCGGTTAATCTTCTTGTAGTTGCCCACAATGACGCCCTTCTCGCCCTTCTCGCGGGCTTCCTTGGACGTGCCTTGGCTTACAAACCCGTCGTTGCCGTACTGGTCAACGCCCTGCTTGTTTGGGATTAGAACAAGGTCGGCGTAGATCCCTTTTGTGCCCTTAAAAAAGTGGCCCTTGTCGAGTTTGGTGACGTCTATTTTTGCGATGATCATGTGGTTTTCAGTGTTGGTTTTCTGGTTTTTTGTTCGGTCGGTAATCCTCTGCCCCAGTCATGTCGAGTACCGCGGCCCTGTGAAGTCGGCTTTTGACCCGTTCGTCAAAGTTTGATGCCCATTGAGCAGATTGAATGTTGGTCGATACCAGCAAGAAACGGTTTTCGCAGGTCTCTAGGGCAACTCTAAGTCGTTCAGCCGGTGCCCCGGATTTAAATCGGTCAACCTCTGAACCAACGTCGTCGAGGATTACCATCTGAGCTCTGCGGAGGTCGTAGAGCC